GGATTTTACAATCCAAAGACTAAACGTTTTTCTATACAAGCGGGTACTTCGATTGTGCAAGCGATCGATATGTTAATAAGAACAAGCACGTACATTTCCGATCAACAGAATATAAAGTTTGACGAAAAAACCGGAAAAGTTAGTAAAAAAGACAAAAGCCCGGAAGTACTACAGTGGTTTAAAATAAGAACTCAAGTGAAAATACTCGAGTACGATAACAAACGCAACGATTACGCATACGAAATAAAATATGTAGTATCACGCTACCAAATTAATAATTTAAGATCTCCGTATTTTGGACCAGCAAAATATAGAGGAGTACACAAAGAATACAATTACTGGTTCACAGGCGAGAATACAGAAGTACTAGACTTTAGACAAGAGTACAATTACTTATATTATCAAACAATGGGTGCCGATACAGGTGTAGCACAATTACAAAACAATGCTCGCGAAATACAAAAGAGATACTATCAGCGTAATAGTAATGAAAGCAATCAAGGTGGTAAGAATAGAGTAGCAGAAGGTGCGGCAAACGCGGCTAGTATATTATATTCACCAAGTGATCAAGCAAATGTAAGTTTAACAATAATCGGAGATCCAGACTGGATCGCACAAAGTGAGCTATTTTATAGTCCAGATAGTGTTGGTGTTGGGTTAGGACCTTTTATGAGTGATGGGAGTATAAATTATGATGCAAGCGAAGTATTATTTGCTGTAAATTATAATACTCCAGTCGATTACAACTTATCAACGGGACTAGCAGATACAGGAACAAAGAATCTAGGACGAGACCTAGCAAGCGGTATACCTGGCAAATCTAATATTAGTTTAGTTTATAGAGCAAATACAATAACTACATACCTGTCGAACGGTGTATTTAAACAACACTTAGAAGGTACTTTAATGTTGTTCCCAACAGAAAACCAAAAGGAAACAGAAAAGCAAGAAATAAATGATATTATAGATCAAACATTAGTAGAAGATCCGCCAGCAAATGGAATGGTGTACGACTACGAGTTCGGCGAATGGGTATTTAAAGAAGAATTAGATGAAGATAGCGACACAGGCGAAGATATAGGTGTAGAAGCACCTGAGAGTGACGATTAATGGCAGATAATATTATAAAAAATAGAGGACGTACAGCAGGTTATAAATTAGACCGCGGCGGCATGCCAGCTGAAAGCGGGCCTTTTATAGGTGTTGTGAAAAACAACTCAGATCCAAACAGAACTGGGCGTTTGCAAGTTTATATAGAAGAATTCAGCAAACTTAACCAAGAAGATCCTACTGGATGGAGAACTGTTAGTTATATGACGCCGTACTACGGTAAAGTAGAACATAATGGTACTACCGAAGGAACAGGAACATTTGTTGGCAATAGTCAAAGTTACGGAATGTGGTTTACAGCACCCGATATTGGCACTAAAGTAATGTGTTTTTTCGTTAATGGAAATCCAAACTACGGATATTACACTGGGTGTGTACCAGAGAATGGGTTAACACACATGGTACCAGCAATAGCGGATAACGTCACAGAAGTAAATGTTAAAAATAAAGAACTAACCGAGGATCCTCGTTATTACGACAGCGATAAACCAGAACACAAAAGTGTTGTTGCTACTATGTACCAGCAAGGATTGCATAATGATACAATACGTGGACCAATAAGTAGTTCGTCACAACGCGAAAGTCCTAGCACTGTATTTGGTATTAGCACACCGGGAAGACCGGTGTATGCAAACGGAATGTATGATGCAAATGCTAAACAAACTTTAGAAGATAACATTACAAATGAAACAGCAGACCCCGAAGATGTAAAAGTTATTGGGCGTAGAGGCGGGCATTCAATTGTAATGGATGATGGTGACTTAGAAGGCATCAACCAGATGATAAGATTGCGTACTTCGTTGGGTCATCAAATTACAATGAGTGACGACGGTGAGACTTTTTATATTACACACGCAAATGGCCAAAGTTGGATTGAATTAGGCAAAGCAGGAAATATTGATATGTTTAGCACAAACTCAGTTAATGTGAGAACACAAGGTACATTAAACTTACATGCCGACGAAGATGTAAATATTAACGCTGGTAATAATGTAAACATTAAAGCAAATAATACTTTTAATACAGAGTCTACACAAAACACAAACATTGGTGCTAAACACATAGATCTAAACAAAGACGGAGCAAGCACAACCACAACAACAATAAATAGTTATAACGATGTCGAAATAACAGATGATGGATGGGCACAAACTGAAAGTCCCGATTTAAGTTCTATTTGTACAGTTACTCCAACTCACGAGCCGTATGCAAATCACGGTGTGGGCGATACTGGAATAACTCCAATTGATAGAGATACATTAGATGATCAGATTGTTACTTTAATTGATAATATAAAAGTGGAGCCACCTAAATACACATAATGGCAATATACAACGGATACAATACAATAGGAAAGATTAAAAATTTTAAAATCTCCGACTACGAATTAGTAAAAAGAGATTTTTTAAATAACCTTAACATAAGACAAGGCGAAGTACCTGGACGTCCAGAAGTAGGTACAACATTGTGGAATTTTGTTTTTGATCCTAACACCGAAGACACAGTTCGTAAACTAAGAGCAGAAATACAGCGTCTTGCTGATACAGATCCAAGGTTAACTATTGAAGATATAAACATCGAAACAAAAGCACACACTGTGTTAATGGAAGTAGGTGCTAGAATACACCCTGGAGTTAATATCGAGGTGTTATATATTAATTTCGACCAAAATACAACTACAGCAAGTTATACATCATAATATACGTAGTTTTTGAACGTCATAAATAACAAAAAGCAAATTAATAAGTTACTATGGCAACAAGTTCAAGACAGACAAATATTTTTGGTTTAGAAGACTGGAAGTCTTTGTACAAAACTTACAATCAAGCAGATTTTCAAAGTTATAATTTTGAAACATTGCGTAAAAGTTTTGTAGACTATATAAGACAAAACTACCCCGAAGATTTTAACGATTACGTTGAATCAAGTGAATTTATTGCATTGTTAGATGTTATAGCATTTATGGGACAAGCCATCTCATATAGACAAGATTTAAATACACGCGAAAACTTTTTAGACACAGCAGAACGTAGAGATTCGGTTGTGCGCCTAGCAGACTTAGTAAGTTATACACCAAAAAGAAATAAAAACTCAAGTGGGTTTCTAAAAGTAACAAGTGTATCAACAACAGAAAATATAACAGACTACAACGGTGTTAATTTAGCAAATGTTAAAGTACGTTGGAATGACTCGACTAATTTAGACTGGCAGGATCAATTTAATACTGTGTTAAATGCTATGTTGGTTAGCACCCAAAAGATTAATAATCCTGGTAGATCGGCAACAGTACTAGGGATCGACACAGATGAATACACAGTAAACCTATCGAACAACTTATTACCAGTTATTCCGTTTAGTAGTAATGTTAATGGCACATCGATGAATTTCGAAATAGTTAGTGCTACAACTGCAAACAGTACAAGTGTATACGAACCTGCTCCTGTATTAAACGGGGATTTTAATTTCTTATACAGAAATGATAAACAAGGATTTGCTTCAACAAATACAGGATTCTTTTTCCATTTTAAGCAAGGCACATTAACTAATAAAGATTTTACTTTAAATGATAGAATTGCAAATCGTAGTGTGGATGTAAATGTTGAGGGAGTTAATAATGACGATGTATGGTTGTACGAACTAAACACATCAACAGGCGAAGTTATCAACGAATGGGAAGAAGTTGAAAATGTTTATGCTCCTAAAGCAGTACAAACCGACACAACTAACAAGAATTACTTCAGTGTAACAAGTAGATCAAACGACCAAGTTACATATAACTTCGGCGATGGTGCTTTTGCAGATATTCCATTAGGATTTTTTAGAACATTTGTCCGTGTAAGTAATGGCAAGAAGTACACAATTAATAAAAACGATATTACTGGCGTTAATATTACTGTGCCGTACACAAGCAGAAATGGCAGAAGTGAGACAGCAACGTTTACTATGTCTCTTACACAAAATGTAAGTAACGCAAGTAACAGAGAAACAATAGACGAAATTAAACGTAATGCACCGGCAAGATTCTACACACAAAATAGAATGGTTAACGGCGAGGATTACAACAATTACCCTTATACTGCTTATAGTAGTATCATTAAATCAAAAGCAATAGCAAGAAGTAATATAGGCACAAGTAGACATTTAGATTTAGTTGACCCAACTGGAAAATATTCAAGTGTTAATACTTTTAATAGCGATGGTGTTATATACAAAGATGCAAAACAATCGAGTTTTACGTTTGATTTTGATGATAAAAATGATATCAACGATGTCATTCGAAATCAGATAGAACCTATACTTGCTAATAGAAGTAGTATTCATTTGTATCATAGTGAATACTCAAGAAAAGATTTAACTGCAATTGATATTAATTGGAACCAAAGTACAACAACTACAAATACAACAACAGGATATTTTAAAAACACAGCAGGTACACCGTTAGCAATAGGAAGTTATTCAGGTGGCAATGCACAATATATTGTACCTAATGCATTAGTTAAATTTAAAACACCCGATGCTGATGCCAGCGGTGTTTACTATTTTGATAACAACAACAGATTGAAACAAAAAGTAACATTAGACTCAACCGATGTTACAACAATATGGACTAGTGTAAAGTCTGTTACGTTGGATGGAACTAACTTTGGAGCCGGCAATAACGATGACGAAACCGGTCCAGTTGTGTTAACAGATTTTGTACCAACAAATGCTGAAGTAGAAGAAGTTATTCCTGTGTATAACACAGACTTGCCTACCTCATTAGAATCTGATATTTTAGCCCAAATAGAATTATATAATGACTTTGGATTAGGGTATGATGCAGACAATGGCGAATGGTATATTATTACTAGCACAAACATAAACAAAACAGGCGACTTCGATTTAGCAAACGCAAAAGACACAAGCGGTACTGGTATTGATGCAAGTTGGTTTGTAAAACTAACAGCAATAGATAACGTGTACACTGTTACAAATAGAGAATTAAATTTTTATTTTAGTAGTGTTTTAGAATCACGATTTTATTACAACAAAAACGATAAAATATATGATCCAAAAACTGGACAAGTTGTTAATGATTTTGTAAAAGTACTAAAAACAAATACACAACCGGGTAATAACAATCAACTTAAGACGGATATTAAATTAGATATTATTGATCAGCCGATATTAAGTGACGGTTTTGTTAACGATTATCTTGTTTCGATAAGTTACACAGATAATGATAGTGATGGAGTTGCCGATAATCCGGATTTCTTTACAGATATATCAACAGCAAACGGCCAGATATTTTTCCAAACAACCACAGACGCTGATAATTTAGAAAGAGATTTACCATTAGCAAGCGACACAGTCGAAGCAGACTTTAACGAAACTACCGATAGTGAGTTAGTGTTAACAAGTTATCCGGAAGGTCAGTTATTTTATTTTGCAAACGAAACAGATAAGTTTAGAAAATTAGTAAATGGTGCATTAACAGTTGTAACAGATATTGTTTTAAAAACAGGCAGACAAGATTTGCAGTTTCAATATAGACACAACAGTAGCGAATCACAAAGAATAAATCCAGGACTAACAAATATTATTGACTTGTATCTAGTAACAGAAAGTTATTACAACAGTTATAAGAACTATGTACAAGATACAACAAATACTATAATAGAACCAACCACACCAACTATTAACGAACTTAGCAGTGCGTATGCCGAGCTTGAAGATAAAAAAATGCTAAGTGATAATATTGTTATGAATAGTGTTACGTTTAAACCGTTATTTGGTACTAAGGCAAGCACAGATTTAAGAGCAAATATCGAAGTAATTAAAGCACCTAATACAGTTATTAGCGACAGTGAAGTTAAAAGTCAAGTAGTTAGCACAATTAATACTTACTTTGATATTGATAATTGGGGGTTTGGAGATACATTTTACTTCTCGGAGTTAAGTGCGTATTTACACGAACAATTAGGAACAATTGTCGGAAGTGTAGTGATTACACCTAAGGACACAAGCAAGAATTTTGGTAATCTTTATGAGATAAGATCTGCCGCTAATGAAATTTTTGTAAATGCATTAACAGTTAACGATGTAGTAATTGTTAAGAACTTAAGTCAAAGTACATTAAACGGATAGTAACAGATGGCAAGAAACAGATCAGTAGATTTTTTACCTGAGATTTTTAAGACAGATCCTAATAAGGAATTTTTAGGAGCCACGCTCGACCAGCTTACCCAAGAAACAAAGTTAAAACAAATACAAGGATATATTGGCAACAAGTTCAAAGGTGGTGTAAACACAGAAGACACTTACTTAACTGAACCTTCAATTGAACGAGCAAATTATCAATTAGAAACTGGAGTTGTTTTCGCAGATGAGAATAACGATGTCCAAGAAGCAATAACTTATCCGGAGATCATTGACGCTCTGAAAACACAAGGTGCCAATGTAACACGCCACGATAGATTATTTAGTAGCGAAGTATATAGTTGGAGTCCGTTAATTGATTTAGATAAGTTTATAAATCATACACAATATTATTGGATGCCAAATGGTCCGGATAGTGTTGATGTACAAGCAACAGAAATAGATTTCACTGACAACTATATAGTAAGCGAAGGCAACAACTACTATAGTTTTGACGAAGTATCCGGCGAAAACCCTACATTAACTTTAGTACGCGGCGGCGAATATAATTTCCAAGCAAGTACAGATAAATTTTATATTCAGTCGGAACCAGGAATAAGCGGTACAAAAGCAAGTACACCTAATGTAAGTACAAGAGAAGTACATGGTGTTACAAATAACGGTGGCGGCGATATTAACTTTGCTGTTCCAGATTCAACAGCACAGCAATTCTATCATGATTTGACTAAAGTTACAAATGTTGATTTAGCAACTTTTGAAAGATTTGATTCTATTAACGGTGCAGTATTAAGTAACTTAAAAACAATCGATGGTATAAGTGATTTAGAAAATAAAACAATAGTTTTTTTAGATAAGACAGCAGGCGACAGTGCGGACTTAGGATGGCAGTATTTAGATCTATTTGAAAGCAATGATCAATTTGAATCGGATACGTTAGACGAACCTGTGTACATTGATTCGCAGGAAGATAGGTACAGCGTTTACAAAATACAGTTCTTAACAAGTGGCGATAGCACTGTTATAAAACTTAATAGAATTAAAGGTATCAACGAACACGAAAAGTTTGATATTAATTACGGTATTACATATGCTGGTTTAACTTTTTATAAAAGTTCAACAGGATACTTTGACAAAGTTCCAGAACTAACAGCATCGACAAGTAGATTGTATTATCAAGATGCAACTAATGCAGACAGATTTGGAATTATAAATTTAGTAGATAACGTCGAAAATGCAGAACTAAAAGTTGATCAAGATATTGTAGGGAAAGCGACGTACACAAGCCCTAATGGTGTAAAATTTACCAATGGATTAAAAGTTGTTTTTAGAGGCAATGTTGAACCCGAGACATACAGCGAAAAAACATACTGGGTCGAAGGTGTAGGAACAAGTATTGTTTTAATACCGACTGAAGATCTGATTACACCGGAACCGTTTACCCAAAGTACAACACAACCGTACGATAGTTTAGGATATGACTCGAGTAGTTTTGACAGTGCTTTAAATTCGCCACTTGGGTTGGATTATTTTACTATCAGCCGAGCAAGTAATGATAAAAATGCGTGGGCAAGAGCAAACCGATGGGTACATAGACAAGTAATTGAAGCGACTGCCGAATATAACAATACAACCCCGGTGTTCGATAATGATAATAGAGCAGTAAGACCTATTATAGAATTTAAGCCACATTTAAAACTGTTTAATTACGGAACAAAAAGTTTGGGATCAGTAAACATCATTGATCTAACAGAAACCGATGCTCTTAGTAACGTACTAGGATCAACGAGTCACGAATACGATAACTACCAATTAGTCGATGGCTCGAAGATTATATTTGCAAACGATGCAGATCCTGATGTAAAAAATAAAATTTATATTGTTCGATTTGTTGATGTACAAGACGATGGTACAAGGGAAATAAGACTTATTGAAGATACAACTACTATCCTTGAAGATCATTTAGTTGTTGTAGAAAATGGTGTAACACAGCAAGGTAAAGTTTATCACTACAACGGCACGAACTGGATTGCTTCGCAACAAAAAACAGGACTAAATCAAGCACCGTTGTTTGATGTATACGATAGCAACGAAAAGAGCTTTAGTGATACTGCTACATATAAAAGAACAACATTTGCAGGAACAAAACTCTTTGCTTATGGAATAGGTTCGGGGTTAGATGATGCTACATTGGGATTCCCTTTGAAGTATTTAAGTATTGATAACATCGGTGATATTGTCTTCGAAAATCATTTGTACACAGATACATTTACGTACGACATAACCGACATTGAAAAAAATGTAAGTGATGGCTTTATAAGAAAATACAGTGATAGAACATCATTCACAAAAGAAATTGGGTGGACTACACATATAGATGAGTTTGTAGACGACCAGGTATTTAATTTCAAATATAATGACACGGATTTAATATTAGATGTCTTGCTAAAAAGTGATATTAACACACCTAATATTAAAGTTTATATCGATGGCATTTATTGTCCGAGTAGCAGTTACACAGTGACTCAAAGTATAGCCGATAATACAACAACAGTAAAATTTGATATTGATGTTGCAATCGGTGCCGACATTTATGTAACAGTAATAAGTGATCAAAAAAGTAAGGTTGGGTACTACAGTATTCCATTTAATTTAGAGAACAATCCGTTTAATGAAAATTCTACAGAATTCACATTGGGTACTGTTAGAAATCATTATATTGAAGTAGGGCAAAATCTTAAAGACTTATTAGGTGATATAAGTGGATCTAACAACAGTAGAGATTTACCTAATATTGAAAAGTACAGTAGAAATATTATTCAGAATAGTTCGCCTCTTATCCCATTAGCAAAATTTTTACACAGTGAAAAATTTAATTATTTTGAGAGTTTAGAGTTTGCGTCTAATGCGTACGAAAAATTCAAACTAAAAGTTATCGATTACGTAAACAAAAACGACACACTCGATATGCTCGATTGCGACATATTAGACGAAGCACTTAAAGAAATTAATATTGGTAAAAATATTACAAACGCTTTTTATAAAGGCGATATGTTGCCCGGTGCAACAACACCAACTGTAACTAAGTACACAGTAACATCAATCACCGGTACAACATTTAATACAAAAGAGATATACGATTTTACTAAAGCAAATAGTAAAGCATTGTTAGTATATTTAAATTGCAAAATATTAACAAAAGACGAAGATTACACAGTTGGATCCGACAGCGTAAATATAACAGTTACAAGAGATTTAGTCGCAGGGGATGTAATAGTATTAAAAGAATACGACACAACTGTGGGATCTTATGTTCCTAATACGCCAAGTAAAATGGGATTACATCCTGTTTATGTTCCTAAAAAATACACAGACAATTCGTACACAATTCCAACAAATGTAATAAGAGGTCACGATGGTAGCATTACTGTTGCCTACAATGATTCGCGTGACGATGTATTATTAGAATTCGAAAACAGAATTTATAACAATATAAAAGTTAGTAGTGATAATTTAATACCGATTGTTGAGCATGATGTGATTCCAGGAAAGTTTAGAGAGACAGACTACACCGACGAAGAAGTAACAAGTATTTTGAGTGTAAGCTTTCTTACTTGGTTGGCATCAAATAGACTTGAATACAAGACACAAGACTTTAATGCTACTAATGAATTCACTTGGAATTACACAACTGCTGGAAGTATATTAGACGGATCCGCACTAAAAGGAAATTGGAGAGGTATATACAGAAATTATTATGATACCGATACTCCGCATACCACACCGTGGGAAATGTTAGGACTTAGTAAAAAGCCTTCGTGGTGGGAAGATGAATACGGTCCTGCACCGTACACCCGTGGTAACTTAGTGTTGTGGGAAGATTTGGAAGCAGGAAAGATTAAGGATCCAAGTAACACAAGAACAGTTGCAAAGTACGCACGTTCGGGATTAACAAAAGTTATTCCAGTTGATACATCGGGTAATTTAATTAGCCCATTTGAAGCATTAGTTAACAATTACAACAGTGTTGATTTTAAGAAGAGTTGGGTGTTTGGCGACCAAGGACCAACTGAAACTGCATGGCGTAGATCTAGTTCTTACAGATTTGCATTACAAAGATTATTTGCATTAACTAAACCAGCAAAATACTTTTCGTTAAACATTGACAGAGATTTATACAAGTACGATAGCACAATTGGGCAGTACTTGTGGAATGGCAGATATAGACTTAATTCAAATCAAGTTGAAACACAAACTATTACACAGCCTAAAAACAGTTACCTAAACTGGGTTGCCGATTATCATAATAATCATGGTTGTAGATGTATAGAAATAAAACAGGAACTAGCAAGAACAGATGTAAGACTTTGCTACAGAATGGCATCGTTTACAGATAAAAAATTCTTAAAAGTATTTACTGATAAAAGTAGTCCCAACAGTTCCAACACAGGATTGCAAATCCCTGATCAGAATTACAAATTATTATTACACAAAAATATGCCACTTGCTGAGTTACAGTTTAGCTCGGTTATTGTTCAGAAAACAGATGATGGATATAGTGTACATGGTCATAGTAAGACACAACCGTACTTTGAAATATACAGAAGTGTAACAACATCGAAGAGTTATGCTTTAGGAGACTTTTTAATTCCAACAGAGTTTAAGAAAAAAGTAACAACAGTGCCATACGGATATGTATTCACAAGTAAAGGTGCTGTAGTTGACTTCTTAGCGAGTTACGGAGCGTTCCTTGAAGATAAAGGAATGGTATTTGATGATCAAGAAAACAGCACAATAGTTAATTGGGGTCAAATGGCACAAGAATTCCTTGCTTGGTCGGGTCAAGATTGGGGGACAGGAGCAATTATTAACTTAAACCCGGGTGCTATTAGTTTACAGTTTAATAAAGCATTAACAATTGTTGATGACATTACTAAAAATCATATTGATGCATTAGATCAAAATGGACTACCATTACAAAAAGAAGATTATGCAATTACACGTTTAGATAATTCGTTTAGAATTCAAACTGTTAATAATAAGTCTATTAATTTATTAAAGATTAAGTCTATTAGTTACGAACATTTATTAGTTTTAGATAATACGAGTATCTTTAATGATTTGATCTATAGACCTGTAACAGGATTAAGACAACAACGACTGCGTGTTGTTGGGTTTAGTACATTTGATTGGAATGGTCAGTTAGATGCACAAGGATTTATTTTAAATCAAGATAATGTTGAAGAATGGAAACAAGATACTTACTACACAATGGGAAGTATTGTTCGCTACAAAAATTCTTATTGGAGTAGTGTTAATAAACTAGAACCTAAGGAAACATTCGAGTTCGGCGATTGGCAAAAAATTAATTACAACGATATTAAAAAAGGATTACTTCCAAACGTTGCTAATAAAGCAGGACAAATCAGCGAATACTACAACAAGAAAACTACTAACTTAGAAAGCGATGTTGATTTACTTGCTATGGGACTCTTAGGATATAGACCTAGAGATTATCTTGATACGTTAGACGATGCAAGTAGAGTAAACTTTTATACAAGTTTTATTGGCGAAAAAGGTACAACATTAAGTGCTGATGTATTTAAAAATGTTGATCTTGGTAAACAAAACACAGAGTACGATATATTTGAAAATTGGGCAATTAAAGAAGCAACTTTCGGTAATAGCGACAATAGAGTATACGTAGAATTAGAACTGACAAAGTCTAAGTTAGAAAGTAACCCTGCTTTAGTAGAAATTGTCGAAGATCAAAGTAGTGTAACAGTTATCGAAGGTGTGACTGCAGATACAGACTATACAGCAGATACAACTGAGGTTACAACTGACCCTGATAGAGTTGTCGAAATTGTAAGAACTCCAAGTACAAAGAATCACCAAGTTATTAACGTAAGTGACATATACGATCAGTCTACTACACATACTAGTAGTAATATATTTCCAACTCGTACATCACAATTAACAGATACTAACTTACCTACTGCTGGGTTTGTAAACACAAATGATGTTGATATTGCGTTGTTTGAAAAAACAGACTTAAATGGCACTAGTGGAATTGTTTTCTTAAATCAAGTTAAAGATGGAACAACAATTTGGGTTGCAAAAGACAACGTTTACAATTGGAATGTTTACAGAGCAGACCAAGTTGCAAATATAAAATCTATCACAGAAACGGTATCTGGAACATTAACAGTAGTGTTTTATGATAACCACGAACTAGTATCAAACGAATGGTTAGTAATACAAGATTTAAGTGTTGAGATTAATGGTGCATACAAAGTAAACAAAGTTAAAAGTGCTACCGAATTGGAAATATCTAAAACTATTGAGACTGCATATGTACAACTAACATCCGATGCAAGTATTGTAACAGCAGACACAGGGCTGTACACAAGTGATCACACAACTGGCAACACATATAGATTAGTAAGTGCAAGAACTAACTCTTACACAGATTTGAACAGCGGGTACTTTGCAAGTTTATCAAACGATTCTTTGGCATGGGTGGATAGTAATGCTAATAATAAACCAGCAGTATACAAAAAAGTAAGTGGTAGCTGGACACAATATAGAGAACAACAAGATGTAGTTGACACAAGTTTAATAAGTAATGCACTTATATACGATAAAACAACAGAAATCACAGATGTAAACTTGGATTTCATTGATCCGTTAAACGGTAAGTTGTTAGGTAATGCACAAGAGAACATCGATTATATTTCTATACAAGACCCAGCAACATATAACTATGATGCAGAATTAACTGGCGTTGTGTGGGCAGATCAGCATGTCGGCGAAATTTGGTGGGATGTATCGAATACAAGATTTTTAGATTACTATGCAAGTGACGAAAACTATGCAAGTAAGAATTGGGGTACGTTATTTCCAGGAAGTACAGTAGAAGTTAGACAATGGGTTAAGAGTTTGTTACCGCCAGCAAAATACACAGGTGCAGGAACAGTTGTTGATGCAACAAAATACACACAAGTATCGAAAGTTAATTCAGCAAACACAATTATACAGAGTTATTATTTCTGGGTAACCGATGTCGACAACGTTTTAAATAGTAAGACATTAAGTTTAAATAACATTAAAACATATATTAGTGCGCCAGTTACATCTGGAATTCCTTATGTTGCGTTTATAGATAGAAGTACAGTTGCACTTTACAATAGTAACAAATATATAATTGATGGAATATTGCATGTTTCTTACGACAAGACAGAAAGTAAGAATAGTGTGTTTAATGAATTTAAGTTAGTTAAAAAGAATAATAAAAATTCTTTCTTAAGCGACAACACGTACCTTAAACTACAAGATAGTTTAATAGGTGGAAACAAAGTCGGCTTAGCAGTGCCTGACAAAAATTTATCTCCAGTAAGTAGAATCGGTGTTGGATTTAGACCAAGACAATCGATGTTTGTAGATAGATTATCGGCGTTAAAAGCATACTTGACTTATGTAAACGATATTCTTAAGAAACATATCATTTCGGGCAACAAAGACTTTACACAGCTTAATACAGCAGAAAGTATGCCTGGAGTTTCAAGCGGCGAATGGGATAAAAAAGTTGCAGACTTAGACGAGCTTGGATACCAAAGTTTGTTATCCGTTGCTATAGGCTACAAATATTTAGTCGAAGTTGACAGCGATAACCAAGGCGGGTGGAGTATATACGAAGTTGTGTCTGGTCCAGCACTGCAATTAGTTAAAGTACAATCATATGATACTACACGAGCTTGGAGTTACGTTGATTGGTACCAGGACATCGGTGCACAATACGCTATCTTTGACGCAATCGTTGATGATACGTCTAAAATAACCTCTGCAACTGTTGAAAATAAAAAGTACATCAAAGTAACTAGCAATAGCGACGGTAAGTTCGAAATATACCAATACATAGATGGAAATTACGAACGTGTTGGTGTAGAAGACGGAACAATAGCGTTTAATTCTGCATTGTGGTCGGGACAATCCACACAAGACAATATCACAGTTGATTCTAGTTTGTTTACTGCGGATAATGTTTACAACAAAGCAAGCACAGGCACAAGTGGCAACGAACTTCGTAATGTTATTAAGGCAATTAATGAGAATTTATTTACAGGCGATTTACTGATAGAACGCAATAACGCGTTAATGGTTATATTTGATTACATTCTAAGTGAACAACAAAGCATCGATTGGTTAACAAAAACAAGTTTTATAGATATAGAACAGAAAGTAAGGGACTTAGTACAATACCAGACATATAAGAAAGATGACCAAGAATTCTTGCAAAACTACATCAGCGAAAGTAAACCTTACCATACTGCTATAAAAGAGTTTTTATTAAAGTACAGTGGAACGGATCAATACAACGCAGATACATTAGATTTTGATTGTCCGGCATATTACGATAGCACTTTTGGAAAATATATTAGTCCTGTTTTAGATAGTAATGGCGCTGTACTTAAATCGGACCAAAGTAATTTCGACGATGATGGCGTAGGACTTAAAGAAACAGACTATAACATATGGGAATTAGACCCGTGGGATAACTGGTACAACAACAAGTGGTTATCTGTTAGTAGTTTTACAATAATCAATGCTGGAACAGAGTACACAGAAGTACCTAAAATTATTGTGTCGGGTGGTGGTGCAACATTACAAGCAACAGCAACTGCTAGAATTAACAGTAGTGGAAATATAATTGAGATTAATCTTGTAACAAACGGCGAAGGATACATATCTACACCGACAGTAACAATCGAAGGCAATGGAATAAATGCAAAAGTAATTCCTGTAATGCAAAACCAACTGGTACGTAATCTTGTTACAACATTAAAGTACGATAGAACCGAATACGATTATACAGTTGTTGATTGGGTAAAAAACACAACTTTAAGAACAACTATAGATAGCACAAGTGTAACAGCAGATGCAGATACGTTAACAGCAGATTCGTACGATAATGTTTATAGTGCTGGGCAACTAGTAAGAAACGAAAATAAAGTTTATACTCATAATGTAACAAGAGCATTTAAATCAAAATTCTTGTTAGATGATTTTACTATAGCAGATCCGAGTACTCTATCGTCAACTGATAGAACCATGGGTTATTATACACCAACAGCGAACATGACTGGTCTTAATCTACTGATGTTAATAGACGGAATTGACTACCCAGGTGTTCAAGTTGATGATCCAGATTTTACCGACACATCTACTACATTAGATGCGGAATTAAAGAGTTCATTTGGTAATACATATTTGGGTACAAGCCCAGAGGATGTAATTACTGCCGGTGGCGAATTTGTTGATGAATATTCAAGTCATAGCCCAGAAGAACTTATCCCAGGTGCTATGTACGACACACTCGATATTAAGGTACATACCAGACCTGGATTTGACTACCAAGGTAACGGACACGGGTTCGATACAGATTACATAAGACACAGGTACACAACTGCTGGATCTAATGTATTTTCGTTTGATGGAGTAGTTGAACATCCAATTAAATTGATTGTTATCAACGGTACTACTGGTCGTAGATTACACGTATCAGAAGACTACACGGTTGATTGGGTAAACAAAACAATTACAGTTATAGCAAATGCGTTCGACAACGACACTATACAGATTAGTGTGCTTGAAATCGGAGGTGGAAACCAACTTTACAGAAATACATATGTAGGGACAGATTTTGGTACACAGTTAGATATACCGGTAGCCGCTCAAGAAATCTCCGAAATCGTTGTATTAGTTAATGGCGAAGCATTATCAAGTGGGTTTTCGTCTACAGCAGACGGTAAACTAACAGCAGACAACACACTTACTACAGCAGATTCATCTATTACAGTTGATAAAGTTTCTACTGTTGAAAATTCAATAACAACGATTTCGTTTACACAAAACTACAGTGCAAGTGACTTTATCTCAGTAACAGTATTTGGATTTAATAGTGAGAACTATGATTGGAGTTATCCAATCAGCACACATTACAACCCTTACACAGCAGACACAACAAACCATATAACTGCTGATAGTACAGAACTAAGAGTAGATCAAGTTGGATTTGATGCGGGTGCAGAAGTGTATGTTGGTGGTAGAAACAGAATGTGTGCTATTGTTGAAAACAGTGGATTTAGATTGAGGCCCCCTGAAGCAAAGCGATACACGGGCGATGGAACCGAAACAGACTTTAGATTACCAACCAAAGGCGACATAGATCACACACTAGTTTCAAACAGTGAGATAGTTGTATTTGTTGGTACAGAGAGACAAACACTGTCAACTGATTACACAGTAATAACAGTTGTCGATGGCAGTGATACATACAAAGAAGTAAGTTTTACAACTGCACCAGTAAATGGAAGTATTGTAGATGTTTATACAACACACTCTGCAGAATACACATTTAGCGATGCAGGTATTATACAAATCAACCCAAGTGTTGGATTAGTCGGAACTGACCACATAGAAGTTACAACATTTAACGACACCGACCAACAAGATATGCTGACAAGTGTATTTGTTGGTCCTACTACAGTTACAACACCGATAATTGAGCTGTTTGATAGTGACGCATTTGACACAGTTAGTTTTGACTTTGTTGGTAGTTCGGCAAGCGATACAAACTTATTTGATGTAGGCAGAGATGTATCGAACGATAATAGATTATGGGTGACTGTTAACGGAAGGTTTTTAATGGCGGACACAGATTATTATGTGTCGGGTAATAATGTTTTACTAGCAGGAGAGTTAATTGCTCCTACAGATGTTGTAGTCGTAACAAGCTTTACTAGTAACTTAGTTCCAGACCCTCTTAATTTCAGATGGTTTAAAGATATGAACGGTAATATTGCAATGTACAAGATGGACTGCTACAACGTGGATAAATTAAAGTACGATGTTAACGCAGACGATGACATTATATATTTAGA